CATTGCTGACTGATGTGATATGCCTTGTGGCGCTAGGCCGTGACTTTCCTGGCAGGACTAAGATGGTCCTACCCGCAAAGCGGGAGGAGTTGGATAAGCGTCTCACATCCGTCATGATGACTATGCCCTCCGTTGTCTTCATCGACAACATCTCCGATAAGATGGACTCTGCGTACCTGGCCGCTCTCCTCACGTCGGATGTTATGCAGGATCGCAAGATGGGCGGCAATGTGATGGTGGACTTGCAGAACCGTTGCTTATGGGTCGCTACCGGAAACAACCTCAAGACTTCGACTGAGATCGCCGAGCGTGCTGTGCTTTGCCGCATTGACGCCAACATGGAGAATCCGGAGGCGCGTGGCGGGTTCCGGCACCCGGACATCCTAACCTGGGCGGCTGAGAACCGGCATAAGATCATATGGGCCCTCATGACCCTCGTGGCTAACTGGATCGCGGAGGGGGCTGTTCCGGGCTCCGTACGGCTCGGAGGCTTCAGCGCGTGGGCGGGCGTGACCTCGGGCATCCTTGAGGCGGCCGGCATCGGAGATTTGATGGCCAACAAGAAGGAGTTCTTAGATGATGTCGATGAGGAAGGGGTTGGGTTGGAGATCTTGGTCGAGCAGTGGAAGGCTCACATAGGAGTGGGCAAGTCAAATGGCATTCCTGCCCGAGAATTTGCTAAGCAGGTGCCTGGGTTTGAAAACTTCTTCCCTGATAGTCGCAATGGAATTCCAGGAACTTCGGAGGTATCTGCCTTCCTCAACCGTCACAAAAGTCAGATGGTTGGCCATTTCAAGATCATGAAAGCTAAGACTAACGGCGAATGGAGGTACTGGTTGCAGGATGTTCGTTCTCCAATAGAGAGCCTTCGGAGGGGTCGCCCGCGTAAAGAGGGAAGGAAAACGGGGGGTCGGTGATCCCTGTTTCGACCTGCGAAAACATGGTGAATAGGTAATAGGGAACCTCTTGAGAGGACCGGGTCCGTGTAGGCGCGGGAGGCGAGCGAGCGCGCGTACAGAAAGCGGGAAATGGGTTCCCTATTACCTATCTACACTATAACGCCTGGTAAAAACAGGGATTATATATAGGGAAGATCTATAGTAAGGTTCCCTATATAGGTTGTATCCGCTGGTAGAATGAGGGATGATCGACTAATGAAGTCATTGGCAACATCTCCAAGCGAGTACAATTGGTGGGGATAGCAGGGCAAACCTAAACCTTAGTTTAGGTTTTACGCAAAGTGTTAGAAGGAGGAGTGATGACGACGCCAGTAACAGAGCCAGTTGGACCTTCGGAGTTTTCGCATGGGCGGGGATTGATGGTTCCAATTGACTTAGCGGACCCTACGCAAAGTGAGCAATTGCACGCTGTGTATCGTACAAACTCTGCAGATCCGGGCGATACTGCAGAGGCGCATTACGAAGATTGGGTACGCGAGTGATACACAACTACCTTTCGACTGCATGCTTACATGATAAGCATAAGAAGTGCAGAGTGAGTTGTAAGTTCTGTCACGTCGAGTGCAGTTGCATGTGTCATCAAAAGGAAAGTCTGAAGAGGCAATTGGACTTACTCGGCCAACCGCATCCGCAACTTGGAGATATCTATGACCCCAAGAGCTAGGCATGGACGTCGGGAGCGTTGTAGCGATCCTGAAGAAGTCGGGTGCCGAAACTTTGCTAGACGTCATTCGGTTCCGCCTACTTGTCCCGATTGCGGTGGAGGTACGCGTGCAGAAATTAAGCACTTGCCTGACGGGACTCGACAGCAACGTGGAGTGGTTAGTGTCGGGCCGCGTGTCCAAGCTTTGCTAGACGGCACTTTGGACATCAGTGAGTTGGATGACGAGGAGTTGGCGAGAGGTTATCCAAGAAGCAAGAATGGAACCTTCCAAGGCAATCGTCCAAAAGTAATTCCGACTATGATGTACAACCGAATGCGCAAAGAGTTGTTCGACCGGGCGGACACTAAGTTGCGTAGTGGACTAATGGACGCCGCAACTCTTATGACAAATGTGATCAACAATGACAAGGTCGACCCCAAGGTGCGTATGGATGCGGCTAAGTGGGTCTTCGAGCGCATGATGGGCAAGACTCCCGATCGCATAGAGTTCGGGGCCGATAGCCCGTTTATGGATTTGTTGGAGAAGATACAACGTGGGCCTGCGCCAGAGCCAGAGCCGGTAATCATTGAGGGAGAGGTTGCTGATGATCGCTTTTGAGTATCTCGTGGCATACGTAGGCACATCTATCGCATTGGCTAACCTGGTTCAGGAGCTAATAAACCGCTTCCGACCAGGGCGTTAAAGAAAAACTTCCCTTCCGGCGCCGATTCAGGTAGATTCGTTTTCACGAACCCCGATTGAGGAGACCGAAATGCCCGCAACCAGGCCGATTGTGAGGGACCCGCTCACCGGAGCGGACTACCGCGACATCGCCCTGATGCAGATTTCGCACTCTGCGAGGCAGGTCTTTCCAAGGCCCCAGAACCGCTTTGCGCCGGTCGGCCTTGAGGGTGTGCAGGTCATCGGACAGTTGCGTATCCGAGGCGGCGTCCTTTAGCCACAGATATGCCTTCCGCCGCCGGGGCGGGATCTCAGCATACCGGTCTCCTAGCTCGGGGAGACCGGTATCGCTGTGTTCGGAGTACAATTGTGTATATGAAAATCGGAATAATACTATGCGCAGTAACACTAACTGCTTGTGGCACAGCATACGCCGATACGGGCGATGCCGGCGACACACACGAGTATGCTAATGACGGCCAGTATGGCGATGTCATTGCCGAAGGCATACGCAAAGATGGAGTACGCCGGATCATCTCGTACATTAGCAATGCCGACGCTGAATTAGCTACGAGTCCAACTGAGGATAGACGTAGCTATCTCAACACATATAAGGATCATGCGCAGAAGGCTGCGTGCGAATTGTGGAAGCAAGTGGATTCGCGTAACCTGGATGCGGATATACGCGCTTGGGGTAATCGCTGTGGTTGAAGGTATACTTAATCATGCCCCCGCGTCTTGCTAACGCAGTGATCATCACCACTACGGTGATTTGGGCCGCAAACTTTCTGTTACAGTTTGTCATTCCCGGTTACAAGCCTGACATAACTCTTAATGGCGTCTTCATGGCAGTGGTAGGTGGAACATTGGCTTTGTCGAGAAAGAAGCCTCCGAATGACCCTACATGACATATTGCTATTCGGCATCTCCTCCCTTGTTGGGTTGGTGATCGGATACGTTGCCGGCCGCATTGCTGCTAGGCGGATAGGCGGTGCTGGGGGCACTGGCGGTATCGGAGGAGTTGGCGGCCCGGGCGGAGGGACCGGCGGCCAAGGCGGTGTGGGCGGCCAAGGGGGTTCGCCAGATAAGTCTGGTAAGCCAGGCGGGATTGGAGAGGGTGGCGGTATGCCCGGGACTAGCGGCTCTGAGCCAATCGCAAGGAAAGGCTATATGCGATACCTACCCGCAGTTGTTGGTGTCGCCATTCTTATCTTATTGGTGACCTCTGTTGCGATGTGGAGCAATATGGTTTCTTGCCAGACACAGCAGAATAATGAATTCCGTGAAGCACTCGCCGCCCGGGGTGCTATGGCCAAGGGACAGAATGCTGCTATGCGTAAGTTAATCCAAACGTCTGCCGACCCCAAGGCAACTATAGAGATTAAGAAGAATGCGGTAGAGGACTATCTAGATGCATTGGACGATTTGGATAGGGCGCAGCAAGCTAATCCATTAGTGGCTACGTCTTGTGACTAACGTAAATCCTTGGATAGTATACGAACAGCTAGGGTGGAAGCCGCATAGGGCACAACGCGCCGTTCTCGCCTCCACAGCGCGTAACCGCGTAGTGTCTGCAGGCAGACGTATGGGTAAGTCGGAGATCGGTGGGCATGAGTTAGTGCCTGAGGCGATTCTTACGCATTCGCATAAGGACAGATTACGCCGGGGCGGAAAGCGTAGAGAGTTTTGGATTGTGGGCCCCGAGTATTCCGATTCCGAGAAGGAGTTCCGTGTCCTATACAACTCGCTTAGTCGGCTTGAGATCCCGTTTGATAGGCCTGGTACCTACAATGATCCGATTGCAGGTAACCTACATATCTCCTGTTTCGGGGGAACGTATCAAGTACACGGCAAGTCTGCGAAGTATCCTGAGACACTTGTCGGAGAAGGACTCCACGGGGTCATCCTTGCTGAGGCTGCTAAGCTTAAGGAGCGTGTGTGGACTAAGTTTATCCGTCCTACTCTCGCAGACTATAAGGGTTGGAGTCTACATAGCTCTACCCCGGAAGGTAAGAATTGGTTCTACCAGAATTGGCAAAGGGGCATAGACCCTAACAATCGCGACTGGGCGAGTTGGCGCACGCCTTCATGGGTTAACCCGTTTGTGTATAAGCAACCTACGCTAGACGTAGACGTAGAGCTACTACAGCAAGCTATGTCGGACGGGCTAGTGGATACCGACATTGTTGCTTACGCAATTGCTAAGGGTCTTATGATAGATGAAGAGATCCTTGCTTTGCTATCCGACCTTACGGCAGAAGCCTTCAATCAAGAGATCGGGGCGGACTTCACGGAGTTTGTAGGCCGCGTGTTTAAGGAGTTTGATGAAGAGGTACACGTTGCTGATTTACAGTTTAATCCCGCATGGCCTACTTTTGCAGCTGTCGACTACGGGTTCACCAACCCGAATGTTTGGCTTCTGTTACAGATCGGCCCTTGGAATGAAGTGCACGTGCTTGATGAAATATATGAGAGGAACCTTACAGCTCCCGAGTTCGCAGAGCTGATCAAGAGTAGAGCGCTCTGCCCGCCCTCCTTACGCGTTTTCTACGCCGACCCAGCCGATCCTGGGTCGACGAAGATTTTGAGCGAGACGCTGGGACTCCGGGCCGGGGGCGGCACCGGGGGAGAGGTGACTCACCGGATAGACGCGATACGCCGAGCACTTAAGGAAAGCAATCTACACCTAGAGCCCGGACACATAGACCGCAAGCCACAACTACGCATAGACCGTAAGTGTGTAAACTGCATATACGAGTTCCAAGAATACCGCTACCCAGAGAAGCGTGAAACGGTACGCGGTGACGAAGCCCCCGAGAAACCTATGAAGAAGGATGACCACACTCCTGAAGCATTGGGCCGTTTCTTTGCGGGCCACTTCGGTACGCCACAACAAACGCGTAGCGGCATTACTAAGCATAAGCCCCGCTTTGTTAGTGGACGCAAGCGTCTCGCGTAACACGCTACTAGCGTATACGCCGATAACGTAGTAGGCTACCTCTATGAAGTTCCTATCTAATCTGGAGGTGGCGGAGTTATTAGACCCAAGCCAAAAATACGAGATGTCTGCGGGGGCGGTAAGTAAGGCTATGTCCAATGCGGGTATTAAGGTAGTGCACGGTTGGCCAGAGGATCTAGTAAAGCTATTGGTGGAGTACCGGAAACTCCCCAAGAGGGCGCGCGACAACTACACGTTCCAACAGTGGAGGGAAGATAATGCACGACAGAGCTAGAGATTACGGGGAAGCCAATATGTCTAGTCCAGAGCCAGCAGATATGCCGGCCGAAGAGGCCCGCGCGTTAGTGGCGGAGACTATGGACATGCTACAGAAGCACAGGATGTCTTGTATAGAGCGTATGCAGCACCACCGCAAGATGGCAGACTTCTTCGAGAAAGAGCATGACGTTATTGCGCGCTTCCTATCTACAGACATGATGTCCTCCGATAAGCCTATGCCGGCCCCGAAACAGCAGGCGTTCTGATGCGTATTAATTTGTATCACCACGAGATCCCATTCATGGCCAAGCGTGTCGAGCATATCAAGAAGCAGGCGGACACCGGCAACCTCTTCCACGGCATCCGGTTCTACACCGAGCCGCCATTAGAGCACGAGCCCGGCGACGACGACAGTGCTGCGATTACATTCTGGGTGCCTTGGACTAAGAAGGGTGGGCACGATACTGCAGATTTGCGTAGGATCGGAGTGTTGATAGTGGCGTTCTGTGATGGGTTGGAGAGCTCATGAGTGACTCAGACAACGAAGAATTGCGTAAGGCGAAAGAGCAGCTAGAGCAAGCCGTTAAGGATAGGCAGCCTGAAGCAGGAAGGGCTTGGGGCAACCCGCAGCCTAAGTGGGATACGGCGGGCGCGATGATCGTGGCTACGCCGTTACCCTATGTAGAGATAGGCAAAGCTATGCAGGCTATGGCGGATGCGGGTGTACAGTTCACAGTCGAGATCAATGTGGATGGTCGGTCGTGAGTAGCCGAATAGAGTTTGAGGCTGCGCAGATCAATAGACCCGATATGGTAATCCCGAAGCGTAACGAGCATGTGTGGATTGCTACTGCGGTATATCGGCTGAGTGATAAGGAGATGCTAGGCAAAGAGCAAATCCATATGGATATGGAGAACCTAGCGTTTACTGTCTTCGGGTGCTTTGTGTGCGAGCAGGCATTCGAGACCCGCCTGCTATACCGCGATTGTCCGGGGGAGCCAGATGATCTTACACCTAGTCCCGATAGGTGATCTGATAGAACATGACGTGCCGGGCGGGATACCTTGGGAGAAGGTGCCAGATACGCCTTGGTTCCTCATCGAGGCGCTGAGCGGTAAGTGCGCTTGTGAATGCAGGCCAGAGTTTCAAACTGTATGGCATGAGGGTAAGTTCTACGGGGTAGTTGTTGCGCATACCGCAATGGACGGGAGAGAGTAGTGCTTAAGGTAGATGCAGCGAAGCACGAGTCTTGCTCTAAGTGCGCCAGCATGGATTGGGATATCTTTTATGAATCTGCTGTGATGGGACAGAGGCGTGAGATTATGCGCATGGAGTGTAGGTGCGGCCATAAGAAGTATGCGGTGCCTATGGACGGTGACTCTAAGCTCTATTACGACGGAGATTACTAATGTTCGCAATCTACGAGGGTACGTGCGCCGAATGCGAAGAAAGGATACGTCCCGGGCAGGAGATCTACGAGGAGGGCGAAGGTTGGAGGCACTACACGTGTCCGCCCAAGCGCAAAGAGAAGTATGAAGGCACAACTCTAGCAGATATGGGGTTTGACGAATGAAGGGTAAGTTCGAGATCTACGAGGACCGCGCGGGTATGTGGCGGTACCGCTTGAAGGCAAGCAATGGAATTGTCATTGCCACAGGTGGAGCATTTACCGATAAGGAGATGGCGAGGGCGGGGTGTGAGAATGTGATGGCGTCTGCAGACTCAGCCAAGATAGAGTTCGTGGAGGCATGACCGAGAGGTGCATTATTCAGCGATGCCAGACAGCCGTTGCGGCTACTAGTCTTATGTGTCGGGTCCACTGGAGGTATGTGCCTTACGAACTACAGAAGATAATCCTAGCCAATGAGCCTCTTACTCGGGCGCGTATGGCGGCTGCGCAGAGAGCTATAGATGTGGTTATGCAGGTTGAAAGGGAACTGAGCGATGAACGCGCTGCTCGACATAACAATTAGGTCCTGTCCCCTCATGTTTGGAGAAGGTGATGTGTGCACAGGATGCTTACGCCCGTTTCCTTTCTGCCGAACCGGGACGTGTCCCCCGTCCCCGGCAAGAGCGAAGGCAGCTCAACGCGGAGGAGGCAGAACGACTCTGGCAGGCGTGGCCGAGCTTCGGCTCTGAAGTAGAGCCACTACACGTCTGGATGGGATGGACCCAACAAGAACTTTGGAACTATGAGAAGAGAGGCAAGCTACCCAAATGACAACCACTCTTACGCAGCCGCCAGCCCCCGCTATTGGCCTGAATGTCGGTCCGGCAGACGGGCAGAACTGGATTAACGTCGGGATTGGCTATCCCAAAGGGCACAAGGACATTTCCCTCAAGCAGTTGGAGGACGGGTTCACAGATAGCAACTACTTCTACACTGTGCCGAACGGCAACACTGCGTTCCGAATGACGGTGGATGGCGCGAAGACTTCCAAGAACACGAAGTACCCACGCGCCGAGGGGCGGGAGACCGACAGAGACGGCAAGGCATATGCGTGGGACGGGCGGAAAGGCGTCCACAAGATGGGCGCGGTGTCCATTATCCGAAATGTTACTAAGCTAAAGCCTTGGGTGTGCTTCGGGCAGGCGCACGGGCCGGATAGTGATCTGGTAAGGCTGCAGACTGAGGGTGCGGATCCTACACACCTTAAGCTGGTGGCCCGCAATACACCGCCGGGCTCCAAGAGCGAGACTGTGAAGGTGGTGCAGTCCTACTACAAGCTAGGGGACGCAATTGTCTGGGACTTCACGATCATTGATGGGTTGGGTTGTCTATATATCGGTGGCCTGCTTGTGCATTCTTTCCCTGCTGGGTTGGCTGGTTGTTATTGGAAATTTGGCGCGTATCTGCAGAGTAATGTGGACACGGAAAAGGGGGATAAGAAGCAGTTTGCGCTTGTTGAGGTAATCAAGGGCACGCCCTACATCTGGCACACCGGCCGGGCGGAAACGGGGACCGGCGTCCCTGTCGAGGAAGGCCCCGTGCCAGTCCCCGTTCCACCGCCTAGCCCCGTACCGCCCGTTAAGGTAGGTACGCGGCTCTATATCGAGCGTCACGCGGAGAAGCCCAGCGATCCAGACGACCATACGCTGAATGCAGCGGGTCGGGCGAGGGCCGCGAGCTGGGCGGAGTTCTGGACACGTACGCAGCTGCCCGAGGACTTGCTGCCTATCGACGAATGTGTTGTATCCAAGGGACAGAGCGCATCTATGCGTCCGTTCCAGACTATGACGCCGTGGGCCACCAAGACGGGTAAGACTTTGGTGGTGAAGTATGACGCGGCGCATGCGAAGGATGCGATCAACGCATACATCAGTAAGCTCGGTGTGTATTGCTTCTGCTGGGCACACGGGGAGATCCCCGATCTGGTTGCGGCGATTAAGAAGAATGCGCCGATCAGCCCAACCCCACCAAAGGAGTGGGATAGCAAGAGGTTCGACCTTGTGTGGGAGTTTGTGAAGACTGACAAGGGTTGGACATTCAACCAGGTCCCGTCCCTGACAGCTCCAGGGGACTCCGCGAAGGACATGTAGCCGGTAAAGGGTGGGTGCTACGGTAGAATTGGCGGCATGGCCGTAGCATTCACTCCTTACTCGTCCGCTAAGCCTTTTTTTGGAACTTCTGGGGCTCCTGGCGGGATCTCTGAGTGGGATCAACTGCGTCTGCAGTCTTATACCCTCTATGAAGAGATGTATTGGAATCACCCCGAAACATACAAGGTGATCATGCGAGGCGAGGAAGAGAACCCGATCTTCCTGCCTTCCGCAAAAGAAATCATTGAAGCCCGCAATAGGTTCCTGGCGAAGGATTGGAACTTCTCCATTACCGGCGAGGGTGCTCAGCAAGATAGTGTCAAGACGCTTTTGACTTCTATATTCCGCCGTGAGCTTATGTATATGAAGTTTGCGAGCCAACGTAGGTTTGGACTCATCAGGGGTGACTCAGTCTGGCACATCACTGCCGACGACACCAAGCCGCTTATGCAGAGGATCTCAATTCACGAAGTGCACCCGGGCCAGTACTTCCCGATCTTTGACTTCGATGGTCGTCTCATTGCTGTGCACCTCGTGGACGACTACCCCGACCCGAAAGACGCTACCAAGAAGGTTGCGCGTCGGCAGACCTATCGGCGTACGTTGGACAGCAATAACAACCCGACCGGGGAGATTACGACGGAGCTGGCGTTGTTCGAGTTGGGCAAGTGGAACGACGCATATCTTAAGCCTGGAGATATCAAACAGGTCGCAGTACTTAGGCCGCCCACCCCGCTGCCTCCGATTATCACAAGCATCCCCGTTTACCACATTAGGAACACGCATGATGCGAGCTGGGATTTTGGAAGCTCTGAGCTACGGGGAATTGAGACCGTCATTGCCGCAATTCAGCAAGGAACTACCGACCAGGCTCTTGCTGTCGCCCTCGGAGGCTTGGGCGTGTTCTTCACGGACGCAGGTCCGCCAAGAG